TGATAGTCAGCGGGGTCAAGGGTGATCTTTTCCTCTTCCTCTTCTTCTTTCGCCGCATCACTCTTGGCCTCTTCAGGCGATTCTTCAGGATCCGGTTCGCCCCCCTCATCGTGACTACGAACATCATCGGCAGCTTCCGCCTCCTCCCTAAGTTCCTCGGCCTGGGCTGCCCGTTCTTCCGCGGATTTTGCCGCGTCTGAGCATGGGACTTCCGTCACCCTGGATTCATAAATCTCGATTAAATAGTCGTCAGGAGGGTCTCCGGTGCTCCAGTTGGTAAACAGTGTTGTAAACCCCTGCAGGGTTGCACACTTGGTTTCTCCGTCATAAGGCTCGCTTTTATTAACATGCTCGGTTAGACGAGCTTTAGCCCAGAGCCGGGCTCGTTGTTGATCAATCCCGCGGGCGACGGAGCTGTTGGACATCGGCCACCCAACCTCGATTTGGTAGGTGCCGTCGCCCAGGTCTGTGATCTTATAATCCCTTGAGCCCTTTGAAAACCAGCCCGGGCCGTCTAGGTCCCCCGATGGCGCGACTCCTTCCCGCACGGCCATGCCGCCGTCTGTCTGAATGTAATCAGCCTGTCCGTCTCCGTCGCTGTCGATACCCGATTCGGCGGCCGTTATCTCGCTCACTGCAACTGACCATACGGCCTCAACGCGGCCCGAAGCTCTGGCGTCATCGTGGGAGGTTACGCTATCGAGGGTGGCGCCGCTTAAATTGTATGTGTTATCGGTGGTGTTATTTTTATTATTTATAAAGCCAGTGATCTCGCGCTTCGCAGCAAGTTCGAGTTGCTCCTTGAGCTCAAGATACTCATCATACTCAACGAAATCAAGCTCGCCCGCAACGGTTGCAACATACCTGCCGCCTTGTTCAACAACAGCCATTTCTAATCCTTATTATACAATCTCAAAATATTCTCCAGAGGGAGGGGGATATAGATCAGTTCGCCCACTTCAAGATCTGCTTCGGTAGGAGTTTTGTTGTATAGTGCAATCACCCACCAATACTGTGCGCTGCCATAATAGTGAATGGCGAGTTTAAAAAAACGATCGCCAGTTTTCCATACATGACGCTTCCGAGTCACATCCGCAAGTTCGGCAGCAGTAGGGTAGCGCAGCGTGGGAGTACTATAGTGACGAATGCCTTGCGTATTTCTTTCATCCAAAAGCTTTTCATATAGGGGCTCTTGATTAAAAAAGATCCTTCGTGTGTCATATCTGGTCGGCATTGTTTATTTCCCTACTTTAGTATCTCTGTTTGTGTGGCCGTCTCTTGCTCCACCAAACGGTCATTGTCGAATTCTCGAACTTCCTCGGTGGTCTTATGAACATAGAAAGCATTTGGAAACTTACCATCAATATCCGTGTTACCAAAAAGATATCCTGGATCAGTCAAAACTCCTTGGCCTTGTTCTGGAGCCCAGCCAGTTAAGTGAGTATGAAGAACAGTATACTGCAGCTGCAAAGTTAATACTTTAGGAACATAGGCGCGCTTGCTTTCAAAATACTGATCATATTGTTTGGACGTTGCCTCGTCAACATCAGAAGTTACCATGGGAGGAGTGCCTCCGACTGGTAAAAACCCACCATAAGACATGTCGGGATTGTAAGTCAAACCCCCAAGATACCCAATAAGATTTTTTCCGCTTAACGGACTAGCAGCCAAATTAGCCCATTTCATTCCAATCAAGGGAGCGGCCTTGAGTGTGTTCTGCACGCTGCGATCATCTTGTTCATATACGGGATATAAAAATTCAATCAACCTGTTAACATTTGCCAAGTTGGCTAGCGCTTCGTCGCGAGCACCAGACACCACATCAAAGCTTAAACTAATAATCCGCTGAGTGTTTTCAAAGGTCGCCAAAGGGTCCATGCGTCCATAAACCGTTTCAGTATTCCATTTGGATTGATACTGATCGGAAAACTCTTTCACCCATCCCTTAAATTCCACCTTTTTTTGAGTTGGCAAATGAGTAATGATAATCTTAAAAAACTCATTGCCCGCGAGGCCGGGGTCAAAATATTTATTGGGTGCATTCATCTGTTCTTTTCTTCCTTGCGCATAGGCTGTAAGTTAAATAGCCGCTGCATCAATTAATGTGGTCGGTAGGGACTAATTGGTAGTTCCTCGATAACTTTCTCAACAATATTTTCGATGGGTGCGTCGCCCAGATATATCTTAATAACGGGAGCGGCTGCTTGTTGTTGCATCGCGGTCGTTGCGGCTGCCTGTGGCGTGGTCCCTGCGGCACCACCCGCGGCTCCAGGGGCTCCTGGCTGTCCTGCGGTGCCTGCGGCGCCGGGGGCGCCGGGGGGAGCAAATGTGCCGGCCGGTACCGGTTCGGGTGTGTACACTGACTTATTAAACTCAGTGAGCGCTTCAAGCTTCTTCACGTTCAATAGTAACAAGGCAGCAGAGAACTTAGCTAGGCCTCCAGCCATTTCACCAAAGGCGGCCCCAACCAACAACAGTTCCGGGGCGATCTCCGACAACACACGCATCGAAGATGACATCTGTTCCATGCTGTTTCCGACTATTGCCAAAGCACCGCCCAAAGCATAAAGCGGCACAATCATGGCCACAATCGATGGGCCTGACATCAAGCTCGCGAGAGCAAATGCAGCGAAGCCGGCCGAAAGCACAACCAACCCCGCGCCGGCCTTCACTGCCTGGAGCGCAACAACAGTCAGCGCCGCGGCCAATTCGGCGACGACGGCGGGAGATACCTGTCGCATGCTTGCTGCAAACAAGTCAACCGCTTTCGCACCCAAAAACAGTGCCACACTAACCAAAGTCAATGCTGCGCCCCAGCCAAAGAGAACAAAAGTAGAAGCTGCTATAATCGGCATCGCGAAAACAAGCGTCGTTGCTATTGCCGTAAAGCCCACTGCGGCTATAACCAAAGAGGCGCCCAACAATAAAAGACTAGCACTGAGAGCGGCCACGCCCATGGCAAGCTGGACCATCTTTTCGGGGGGCACCATCATGATGGCTTCCATAAAGACTGCCATCCCGGCCGCGGCAATATTAATTCCGGTGGCCATCATAATAGCTGCCACACCCATGGCAAGCAAGATAGCTGCCAAGCTAAGCAAAACAGGAGCTGTTGCTGTAGCACCTGCAGCTGCGGCGATCAAGGCCCACACTGACACAGAAAAGGCTATAACCCCAATACTGGCCGCGATTAGTTCTTCTCCACTAAGTCCCTTGAAAGATTCCACCAAGATGGACAAGCCCACAGCCGCCAGGCCGATTCCGACGCCGAGCATCAAGAAGGCGGCACCTACGGCCAAAATGCCGGGCGCTACACTATAGCTTGCAGCGCCGATCGCAGTGATTGCAGGAACCATTGCGTACATTATGGCCACGAAGCCTCCCATTACAACTGCCAACCCTAAGACAGCGCCCACAATTTGCCCCCCCGTTAGGTCTTGAAATGCTTCAACAAGGTGTGAAAGGCCAACCGCAGCGAGTCCGATTCCACCTCCAATCATTAAAATCGCTGCTCCAAATGCAAGCATTTCTTTCCAGGTACCCTTGACCGCTTCACCAAGTTTTTTAATTCCCTCAGTAAACGAGTCCCATTTGCTTGTAGCATCAGGGGCGGGTGGCTCAGGTACGGGGGGTCCTCCTCCCGGGGCGCCGGGGGCACCGGGGAGAGAAGGCAACGCACTGCCCAAGCCTCCGAGCACACCCATCACCTTGCTACCTATCGTGTAGGCAGACAACAAGCCAAGAGTTAATGCAGCGAGAGCACCGCCGAAGGTCCAGAAGCGTTTAACCCACTTGCCAACTTCCCACTCATTGCCCCCGATCTCAATAGTAAACTGTCCCACCATATTAATAAAATCAGAGAGGCCGCCGACGATCGTCGAGAAGAAGCCTATAACTGGATCCATGGCAACCACAAGACTCATGAATGCATTTCTCAGCTTGTCCATGGTCTTCTGGGCCTCTCGCGCTGTTTCTGCTATTTTCTCTTGGTTGCGGATCTCCAGTTCTTCGGCAGCAGATAGCTCGCCAAACATTCTACGAGCTGTATCAACATCAACGCCCAAAGCATCAGCAATTGCAAGTTGTTCGAACTTATTAAGCTCTGAATATGTTTGCCCTGCCATATCCATGGACTGCTTAAGCATGTCAATACGCTCTGCCTCTGAGGCGTTTAGCATATCAATAGAATTAAGGTAGGGGCCGCCTAATATTGCGTTTAGTTTGCCGACCTTTTTGGCTGCGCCATCAAAAGTATCAAATGCCTTGCCACTAATGTTCACTAGCTCAGTAACCGACAAACCGGTGGCCTTTGATTGTTTTTGAAGATCCTGAAAAACGGTTACCACGTCTTTGCCGTAAAATGCTAGCTGTTTAGAGACTGCATTAAAATCCTCAAATACCGCTTTAGTCGATTTTCCTAGACTTTGCGCTGTGGCGTGAAGGGTTTCGGTTAGGCCTTCCAATTGGTTCTCGTTGAACCCTAGCGATTTGGTCGCACGATCAAAAATTTGACCAGAAGTTTGAGAACTAACTCCCAACGCATCCAAAGCAACCGTTTGGGCAAGGATCGCTTCCTTTTGATCGTCGTTTAGGGTAGTAAAGTCACTATATCCATCATACAGCGCCCCCATTGCGGCGGCAGCTTCTTTGTGTCCGGCTCCAAATATTGCCACTTGGTCTCGGGTATTGGAAAGAATCTTTCCGTAGGAACCCAAGCCTTCTTCGTCGGCGGCGCCGGTCATACGCCGGAAAGCAGCTGCCGATTCATCGGTGGCATATGCAAGATTAAAGCTTTCGCCAATAAGTTTTCTAGCTATATTAAAGAAGAACTGGCCGCTTGCTATCGACTCAACCGTTGCGGTCGCGAAGCCTCTCATTTCTTTGGCCGATAAGGGGACTGTGCGAGCCACCTCTTCCGCTGCGCCACCAATACTTAGAAAACTGTTAGCTAAATATTCAGCTTTGCCGGCGCCGGCTTCCATTTCCTTTGCCTGTTTTCGTAAAAGTTCGTTACCGTCCTTAATAGCTTGATTATTATCTTCGCGTAATTTCAGAGCCGCTTTAAGCTCGTGCCTGTTCCGGGCCCGGGCGATTTTATCTTCACCTGCCATACGGGTCTTCAATTCCTGAAGCTCTCGCTGTTGTTCAATGCTTATGCCGACAAGATTCTGCTCTTCTTCGATGTCAGCGATAGCTTGCTTCATCTCCTCGCGAGCTATCTTGGCATTTTTGCGTACGCGATTCCAATATGACAGGTCGTCGTCGCCGTCGCCGCGAGCAGCACTAGAGGCGCGGGATTCCGTGCTGCTACGTCGAGAGCCCGAGCTGCCTTCCATGCCGGCTGCTAATTTTTCTAACTGTTGTATAAGGGCTTCAACCTGTGCGTCAGAAACCGCCATCGCTCAACCCCCTAGTTTTTGAATGGCCACCTTAAGCCCGTCTCGCGCTCAAAGCCATTGACCGCCCTGGACAACTCATATTTGCTCATCATGGTGCGGCTATCGCCTAGGCCATATTTCATATATGCATCCATATAGCGCTTTTCGGTACTCAGCGCCTTCATAAAAGATTCTACTTGTGCCTGCGTGCCCTTTATTGTAGTGGGAAAGTCAAATCCCGCATGGTATAAATCAATAAGCATTCTCCTTACACTTAAGGAGAAATCTGTGTAAAGACGCTCATTAAGAAGAAGTTCTTTGTTGTTTAAATTGATTACTGTTTTCTGCATGCGGACATACCTCATCAATAAATAGTTATATAAAGCAAAAGCCGCTCAAAAGCGAGCGGCTCTTATTTCCTATGTTTTGATTTAGCCGATCTTTGGGCCGACTCCATCTCTTCCTTTTGGGTTTTGAACTCCTTGATTAGCCTCTGAACGAACCATCTTCGCAATTGAGTAGGAATATTGTAGGCCTCGAATATAGACCAGCCGCCATGATGTTTTAAAACAAACAGCTCTTCGTAAACAGCCTCTTGATACTCAGGACTTAGGCCAAAAAAACTCTGCCGTAATCGGCATACCCACCTTCCCCATATGATTACAGCTTTCGCATTCGAAATCAAAGTTAAGATCCAAGTCCGGAACGAGCGTGTCATACGCTGCACGGAGTTCGCGTGAAAGGCGTGTGGGACACCTCTCAACAAATCGTTTTATTTGTGATCGATCGGTAATGTCATTAACTCGAACTATGATGGCTTCCAACTGATCAGTGATATTGGTATCTGGGAGCTTCAGCTTGCGCTTTTTCTCGCGCCTAAGAGTAAGTGTCTTCTCGTCGGCTCCCGTTAAAAGCTTTACTTCAATAGCCAGACCTTCGTATTTATCAAAAGTAAGAAGATAATTGCCATTTTCCAATACTTCAACCGCCTGAGGGGCTTCGTCTCGTGCTTTGGTCTCAAGGGCGCCCAGGTCGAGAATGGTCTCGTTTTGTGTAGCGCACGACGGGCATGTAATCGATGTATTGTATTCGGGACCGAAGCCAGTTACACGGGCGGCGATCAAAAGAGCATTTTTATCGCCTATTAAGAGCTGTCCTGCTTTAACTTTCTTGTCGACCACAAGCGAATCGATCAATCGATCAAGAGCAACTCCTTTTTTAATTAAGGCCTCTGAGGTAAGAATGTCTTCTTCTTTGGCTGTCATGTGTCGGATCTCGACACTTTCAACTCCATGCAAAGGATGGCCTTCTCTATACAAGGCTCCCTTACTAGGAATGTCCACAAACTCTGTGGGAGTAATAAAGGAAAATATGTCGTCTGTTTGCTGTTCTGCCACAGCAGGAGGCGGAGTGGGGGCGTCTTGATGGGGAGCGCCTGTCCTCTCCGAGTTATTTCTTCGTGCCAAAAGTCACCTTCTTTCTAAGTTATACCCTATTCGCGACTTCGCTGTTCTGCCAGGTGTCGGCGAACACCGTCGGACATGGGAGCGCCGCCCTCTTTAGGAGTATACGTAGCCCAATCATACCTGATTGTCAGCTCAATATTAAGTAATTCTTCGCCGCTATAATCTAAATCGCCGAACTTAGCATTAGTGATGAAGGGGCTGTTGAGTACCCATTCACCAATTTCTTGTCCTTGACCGTTAATCTCTGTAATCAATACAGCGCCCAATGTAGCCAGTGCAGCTTCTTTATTGGGAGTGCCAGGGCCAGGGCCCGGGCCGTTTTCTTCACCACCGCCACCGAAGAAGGCGGACTGGTCGCCGGGATCAAAGTAGCCGGCCTCATAAAGAGCCTTATAAAGAATATCATTGCCATCAGGCTCCACGGAATTAACTAAGGTTACAGTAATAGGATCCCAAGTAACGGCGCCTGGATAATAGTACGTATTACCAAGAAACTTGTGCTCGGTCTCGCTCAAAGTATAAGAAGGCTTTGTAACCGTCTTTGCCAGGTACCGAAGATCGCCTCCCGCTAGCGTACTCAAGTTGGGAAAATTCAATAGAAATCTATGTTGCCTGCGGGGCTCTGATGATGCTAAGTTCCAAAATGCCATTTTTACATGTCTCCTGTTAAGGTCTAGATTAAATAGTGTAAGGAGGTAAAACCTCCCCACATTTATTTATTAATCGTCGAAAGATGCTCCCGTTCTTGTAATATTGAAATCGATTGCAATATATTCGATTGCACGCGTCGGCTTCAAGAAGATCTGAGCATACATAATGTTCCGATCGATGAGATCCGGCGTCGTGGTGGTTTCATCCAGGACCACCTTAAAGTCAGAGAGACCAAAGTTAGTCTTGACAGACTGCAGCAAGGGCTCTACTTGAGCCTTGAAGCGGTCCCATGTCACCTTGACATTCGGATCGAAAAGGATTTGCGAAGCAATCTGCGAAATGCGCTTCTTCACGAAGATCATCAAGCGACGTACATTGATACGATCAAGTGCCGAAGCCGTCGTCTGAAGGGTCTTCTGACCGAAGATCACAATTCCTTCTGCAGGGAACTTCGCAATGGGGTTAATATTCGCTCCATAAAGGTCGTCGCGGTCCTTGCGGCGCAAGTGATGGGCCACATCTACCACCGGGATGCCAGCGGCACCCTCGGTGAGGCCGCCGCGGTTGAAGCCTGCGGGGGCGAACCAGACCTGAGTCTTCTGCTGGGAGCTTGAGAATGTTCCCAAAGCCGCAACAGAGGGGGGCAGCCACACGAAGGATCCGTTCAGGGTATCTCGTGCACGCACCCATGGGTAGAAGGCGCAACCATACGAGGAGTTAAGGCCTCGGGAGCGCATTCCATTAACAGCTGCGCGAATGGTGGAAGCCCTGTTATTGCGTGCCTCGGCGAGGCCTTCGGCGCGAGGGGTGAAACCGCCCTCAAGGTCGATAATAGCCAAAGCATCGGCCCTCTCTTCGCACATGCGAATAAGATTGGTCGTAAGACCGGCTTGCTTGAGGCCAGGAATCGTAGCCAAGTTCATTTCAGCCACCTCAGGGTCGGCGACCGAATCGATGGATCGACGAATGCTATTGAAAACATAGCTATTCTGGTCTGTTGCAGCTGAGCCCAAGTAACGAGCACTGCTGTTGAAGGGATCCATCTCGTCAATTTCAGTTCCATCAAAGCCGCCGTACAGAGGCACAGTGAACCGATCGTAACCGGCATCGAGAACACCACTCACCGCTCCACTAACTGCTGTAAGCGACGTTCCGGCGCGAGTTCCGCCGGAGCCGGCGTGTGATCCACTCACCCAGGCGCCAACCATGGAGCCTGAAATATCGTCAAGAGTAAACTCAACAGATGTTTCAGTCTTAAGCGTATTGCTGGCTCCGCCGAACATACTTCCAACGATGCCGCCGCGAGGACGGAGCATATCAATGGTAGAACTATCGAACACCGTGCTGCCAGCACCCTTGCTGGTCTGCAGTCCGAAGAATGCGTCAGTCTTATTGCTAAGATTGCCAGCGGAAGCGCTTGCGCGTAGCTCCGGAGCCGGGTAAAGAACCAAGAACTCGTTAGCAGCCTGATTATTGGTAGAAGCCGAGATGACAAAAATCGACCCACTAGTAGCAAGGGGACTGCCGGGGACTGCCATGCGCGTAGCATTACTGAGGGAACCGGAAATCCAGTTGCCCTGCCCGGTAGTGCCAAGCGTCTCTTCATCATCCCACTTGGTCATTCCACGGAAGCCAAAGGGCAGAAGAGCAGGGTTGGTAAGGCCCGCATTAACGTCCGAGTTCATCTCGACGCGAATGTAGGCAGAATTATTTGGCCAATCGCCTTCTTGAATATAGCGGCGCTCGGTCTCTTCCCACACGCGGCGCTGGTCGCCGACCTTGCGTGCAACATAGTTGGCCGAGTTGGGGTTAAGATCGCAGTTAGAAAACATTTCAACCACGCGAACCACATTATCGGAGTCGCTAAGGTGACGAACCACAAGAGTAAAAGTACCATAATCGCTGGAATCGGCAGAAGACCGCTGAATATCTTGGATAGATACCTTAAGGTTTCGGTTAGTCCAGTCGCCGGGCTCTTCGAGGGCTACAACCTTGAACAGATTTTGTGGAGCGTCTGCAGGGCCCAAGCGGCAGCTGATAATTTGAGGACTCTCCGCACCCTGAAGAGGGTCGGTGAAGTCACTCGCAGCAAGTGCGCTGGTACCGCCGGCCAACTTAACCAGGGCTCCATAAGTTGTACTAGACGTAATGTTCGACTTTAGATGACGATCAAAGGTCTCGCCGAGCCAGTAGTTAAGGGGGGTGGACGTCAAGCCAGAGTTAGTCAACTGAGGATTGGTGTTGAGAGACTTACGAATGTATCGTGAATCATTTTCATTAAAGTTAACAACCACAGTTGAATCCGAAGTGCCCTGATAATTGCTAAGATTAATCTTGAACTGATACTGGATGCCCGCATTGGAGCCCACCACGTAGTCAACACCCTGGACGGAGCTCGACGCGACGGTGCCTCCGCCCGTGCTGCCCGTGGTATCCACGTAAATGGCTCCGGACAACTGAGGCTCAAAGGAGCTATCGCCATATATAATAGCCGCGAGGGCGCCGGTAAGCTGTGTTCCGGTAACGCCGGCAGGGCCACCGCCCTCAAACACGACCAGGCCCCATGCACTGGTGGAAGACCAGCCAGCAGGACCCTCTGTTCCGGTTGGACCACCGTCAGCAGTAGTCTCCGCGCCCAGGAGGCGAATATAAGTCAAAGGAGAACTGTTCTTAAGATAAGCTTGTGCGGCATACATGCCATAAGTGGGTGCCGACAAATCATTGCCAGTACGCCAGACATCATCGCCATCGCCACCAGCGGCAGGGGCGCCAAAGACGTTAACAAATTCTTCAAAAGAGTTAACAGTTATGGGCCGTAATGCTGGCCCTTTAGCGGCGCGGCCGATGACGACGGGGCCGATGCCCGCAGGGGAAGCGGGAAGTTGGGAGTTATCAATCTCATTGACAAAAACTCCGGGTGAGACGAATCGATACTTTTTAGCTGACATTTGTTATGTTCTCCTACACATTTGAAATGTTCAAAGTAAATAGTGTTAAGTAGTCGCAATGGTATTATTCTCTATAAAAACCATCCTTAATGGTACGGGGGATATCTCCAAGTACCGCCCTTTCTCTTCCAAACTTAAACTCGACGGCATTTTCGCGTCGGACAATTTTAGGTTTTTCTTGATTTTCCCCTTCTCCGATTAAATAACCCATCACTTCGATATTGATAGTGGTTTCGTAATTGCGCTGTTCCATTCCCAGCGCGGCTTTGTTGGACCCATTGCTAAAAGATCCGTCTATAAAAACCTCAAAGGCATGACCTTCGTTAGTAATTCTACGTGGCATGCGGGAATTACCAGGCACTGTTATAAACGGCCCAATAAGTTGATTAATCTGCTGTTGATACTCGGTTCTCAATGTTATCTCATATACTACTTTTATCCAGACTGGTAGCGGCATCGTGATTGTTTCATAAACTGTCTTGGTTGTCATCTGCCGTTTATTAACATTAAGTTCTTTAGAAGAAACCGTGGCGGGGCTCCCAAATTTTCTATTTACTTTTGCATTTTGAAACTCAGCAGTCTTTTTCTGGTTAATCTGGCGGGCTACCGTGATGGTGCCCCCTTTGGCATCGTTAACCGGGTAAATATTGGCGTAGACTGTGCCCCGAAAGTTGGGTTCTTTCGTTACACTAGCACGGTTGACCGTAATCAACGGCAAGATCAACATTTCTTCTGAATCTCTAAGATCTTTGTTGTGCTTAAGCTGGTATGCTCTTTCTGCAGAGACCCATAAAACTGGAACCTTTTTAAATCCCTTGTTTGTTCCCAAAGAAAGGTTGAGATCTTCATCGATAAACTTCAGCATGGCGCCATCGATCGTTTCTAGCGTCGAAGGCATAAATTCTATTTCGCCTAGCTTACTTTCAACTTCCTTATCGCCAACCGCATCATACTTCTGCGCTGCGGTATCTTGAATCTGGTCTTGGGTCCGGCGGCTTCTAGACATTTATCTACCCCACAAAAATGCCAGCAGGTATATTCGACAAAACCTTCTCTGCTGAATCTTGCATAGAGGAGTCGATGACCGCCAACTTGTCGTAAGTAGTCTCTTCGAGAATAGTTTTCAGTTCCTCTCTCAAGGCTGTCATTTCGGAAGCAGCTTGGCCCAAAAGCTCAGCAGCATTTAGATTAACACTTTCGCCCGGAATAGGAACTGTCGCAAACTTACCACGGATCTGGCCCAGCATCTCTTTGCTCAAAGCCAAAGCGAAGCGGCGGATCCATTGTTTGCCAATAGAGTTGATGTTGGGATAGGGTATATTCTGGAATGGCAGCGTATTAAGGTTGTTAATTCCCTCCACGCCTGCTTTGCCACGACCAGTTTCGTCCCATGGCTGATTTTCTCGATCAATAGTAAACTGCACCCAGATCTTAGCTGGGCTCGTGCTATCGGGCTGCGGGAAAAGACGTAACCAATTGTCTTTAATCTCGTAGGAATAATGAGAAATGCGAGTCCACAACGCATCTTCATACGCCATGGCTTGAAGTTTGTTTTGCCACGTAGGAACGATTTCAAAAGTGGAATCATCTGCATACTGACCATAAGTACGCATGTTGCCTACTACTGAAAACCCTCCATAATAACCATAGAACCGCCACATAGCGCGGGGTGTCTTAAAAAACACCTTTCTGATTATCACACGCTTGTCCTGTATCTTGCCATAATACGGAACTGTCGTATCATTGGCAGATGATTGAGAAAGGAGCGTTTGCAAATCGTAATCCTGTACAGAAGCTGTGCGTTGTATAGAAGCTGAATAAATGGGGGTCAATCCGCCTAGGCCCGTGTCGGTGGCGATGGCCTCCGAAACACGACGAACATATCCATAATCAAAACGCGGATAACGTAATTCGATGGTAGAGCCCGACAGCGCGTCGCCTGAAACAATTTGGCCGTCTTGGTCAAAAGAGGCGGTTGCAGCGCCGAGATAACTTGATAATGAGTTCTTGCTTTGATGCAGATTCACGATATAGGAATATTCTAAGACCGCTTCTTCATATGCCGAATAAACATTACCCTCGGTTAGCTCGATATCTAATACATCTCCACCCAGCTTTTTATATGTATAAGCCACCTGATCGGCGGCACCAGACAAGAAAGCTGCTGAGCCTGCATAGATGCCAAAGGGTAGCGTCACGGCCACATTGGTGGTGCTTCCCGTAATAGGAAGAATGTTCGTGGTGGTGGTGGACGCAGGATTTAATTTTGGAATGGCCATTTAATATTCCTCGGAGTGGTTCTTTACTAAATAGAAAGCCCCGCCTCAAAAGAGACGGGGCTTTAACTATTTTGACCTTACGTCAGGTATGACTAAACTAGGCTCTTAATAACAACCAGTCCATACATATCAGGACGCACCATCTTCTTGGCATATCGGGTCATGACGCCCTTACGAGGTACGAAGTCCTCGACGCCGAAGATAGTAGGCGTGGTCTGCAGCGGCACATAAGGTGCGTACACATAGCCACTCTCAAGGAAGCTACTTCCACGTCGGCCAACAAGGACCAAGTTACGCGGGAAGTAAGGATCGACGATAACGTCGAACTTCTTCGAAAGCGAACCAACCTTAACAGCACCCGCGTCGCCGCGGTCGCTATCAGCAGTCACATTGGCACGGAAGCCAGCGGTGAACTCAAGGATGTTGGCAACTTCAGGTCCGCAGACGACGAAGTTAGCAGCACCACGGAGAGTCTTCCGATGGATCTGTGCGGAGACGTCATTGATAGTCTCAATGAGGGTCTCATACCACTCACTCACGTTACCGGTGAAGTCCGGAGGCGCAGTTCCAGTACCAATCACAACACCCGTCTCACGATTCAAGAAATCGCCAGGGGAGCGCGACCAGTAGCGGACGCCTGCGGTAGCACCCACAACGAGATCCTCAAGGATCTCTTGATCAATTTCAAGAGCAACCTGCTCAGACAGAATCTGAGTAAGCTCGACTTCAGCGTCAAGGTTGTGGTAGGCGTTAAGATCTTGTCCTAACTCCGGGGTCCACTTGGCCTTGAGCTTCTTGGTGATCGCCGTGACGGCCACCGAGTCGACCTTGATGTCGATCTCAGGAATGTAGGCATTGCCTTCCAGTCCCCACTGCTGTGCGGGAAGAACAGCACCGATAGACGGTGACGTTCCACCAAAGTTATCAACGATCGGGAACGAAGCCGTGAGGCCTGAAGCCCACTCGGCATCAAGCTGAGCAACTGTAACAGTTCCAGTATCACCACCAACCAACACGAGCAGAACACGAGCAGAATCGGTCGGATCTTCGCGCTGGAGACGACGTGCCTGAATACCATTGGTAGGCTCGACACCGGCTGCGGTGCGCACCTTAATGGCAACAGCATCCTCTTGGTTCCATGCGCCGCCCGCGCTGTCGGCGAGGTCGGTCTTAAGAACGGAAACCACACTAAAGCTAGAACCAGATGCAAGATCCGGGTCAAACTCAAGCAGTCCGCGAAGCTGATAAGCAGCAGCGGTCTGGTTGCCGGGAGGCACGGAGAAGTCGCAAAGACCACCCACGCCGATAGAACCCGAAGCAATTTGCTCTAAGGCAGCCGGGGAAGGACCAACACCGGCAGAACCCGTCGGAGACGAGTAACCGTTGTTGAGTGCATACGGACCACGCTCAGCGTTCTGCCCCGTGAGGAGAACACCGCCGGTGATCTGGCTACCAACTCGTCCACCACCATAGAGGGAGGAGCCACGAGGATAACCCAAGCGGAACGTATCCGCGGTCTGGCCATCAGCGATCTCGTTAGAGACAGTGAAGTCCAGGAAGAAGATGAGGCCCGAGGGCAAACTCATCGGCTGAACGCTAACGAGATCGTTGGCGATCAAAGAGCCGAATACACGGCGAACGAGGGGGAATGCGACAGCCGCAAAGCCCTCCACATCACCAGCAGCCATGCTACTGGACTCACGGAGAAGCTCACGTGCCTGGTTCTCAAGCAGTCGGGCCATTCCATTCCGAAGATCATCGCTTCCAAGTCCTTCGAGAAGTCCGGTCTGTTCCCACTTTCCAATGAGAGCAGTACCTTCCTTGCCGAGGTCACGGTTAACAATACCTTCAGTTAATTTCTGAACGATAGACATTTTAAAACCTCCTATAATTGTTGAATGTCATTTTTATTTATTCAAACCTGCTAAGCGCAGCATTCGATCCATATTTGGATCTTTCGTTGCCTTTTTGTTTTTCTTAGAATTGATCAAAAGCGACGTAGGCCTCTGAACCGCTTCACGAAGTGTTTGTGGTCGTGTTCTCTGATCAGGAGTGGACCCCACTGCGTTTTGAATTGTTTCAAAGATCATGTTTGCTTCTTCAACAGAATTGGCAGATTGAACAGCTTCGACAATTTTATCTTTTTGTCGCTCATTCAAGGAGGCGCTGTTTAGTGCCTTGTTTTGATAAACAAGCTTGGCGTTGGCCAAGTTCAACTTCGTGAGTTGATTCTTGGCTTCCGTTAAAAGAGCACGGAGCTCTTTGTTGGATTCTGTAAGATTCGAGATTTTGCTCTCGAACAGTTCCGCATCCGATACAACATCAGGTGCGGTTGATACTTTTTCGATTTCCTCTTCTTCTTCAAGGTGGGCGGCTTGGGCCGCGGCCATGGCATCATTGTTGGCCTGCTCTATGCTGCTGTCAGCAGAGTTAACAGATGACCACCCTTGGGGTCGAGGAACCATGTCGACTACTAATTCTTCAATAAGATCAGAAAGCATCTCTTCACTAAGAGTTATCTCTTCGTCATCAGACTCAGTCTGCACGTGCTCGTCGGGCTCCGCTTCGGCTTCGGCTTCGCCGGCACTGTCCTTCATCATCTCGTCTTCTGTGTCGACAAGTTCATTCCCTTCTTCTAAAGCAATCTCGTCGGCTAGGGCGGTAGCATCAGTAAGATCATCGCCCTCAACAACTTCCTCTTCTTCATCAAGGCGCGTCTTCAAAGAATCAAAGTCAATCTCAATAATTTCGTCGACGGCTGGAGCATCGATCTCCTCGTTCTGAAATGCATAAGGAACTTCGTCCACAAACTCCATAAGCTCGTCGTGGTCTGTCTCTTCGGTTTCCGAGAGATCCTCCCCTAAGTCCTGCTCCAGTAACGTATCTATAGCACTCTTCACTTCAGTCGAATACTTCTCTAACACTGCATTTTCGGCGTTTTTAAGGGCAGCTTCCTTCAGCGCTTTAGCATCTACAATAGCTTCTTCTAATAGGGACGACATAAAAATTACTCCAGTTCTGACATGTAATCAAAATAAATAGTGTCTAAGATGGGGAAATGACTCTCAGAACTCATTTTGGTTAACCCGAACTTACCTCACTAATATGTTCCGATGTTCTCCGGTAATGCAATTGCCTTCATTATTAGAGGCGGGTAGGCTCCCGACCATCGGAAGGTGGCTGAATCTCCCACATTGTAAATAGCAAGACCAAGATAAAAACTATAAGAGGTCCCGGGAGTTAAACCAGTGAGGGTCCACTCTACAACATGCTGCTGGATGTCTGATTCATCAGCGAGGCATATAATCTGCTTCGATTCATAAACACTAGTGCCATCGAGTGGATCTGAATAGGTGGACCAACTACTTCCATTTGTAGAAAGTGCCATAACTGCATAATCGCCCGAGTTAACATCCACAACTATCTGTGCCGTGAGGAGCACGTTTCCACCCGGAGGTGCTGTAAAAGTAACAAACGATTTGCTGCTGCCACTGACGGCATAAGTCGGTGTCTGGCTGGTTGTTGTTTGTTGGATCTGATCATTATTCCCGGAGGCTCCGACAAAATACCCCAGGACAGCGCCCGGAATGTCAGCTGTCGGTGCCGTAATTTTTACACTGGCCGAGACATTGTGGTCTTTGTCGATGGTGAGAGACGTTACGCCGGCATTATAGAATTCGAAAGAACCCGTAGTGGTTTCATTACGGAATGAATAAGCTTCATTGCCTGTAGATCCAAACCCAATCCATGCGGCACGAGTAAGAGCGCCGCCGGCATTAGTGTAATAGTAGTCTTGGTAGCTTACTACTCCCTGCCCATCACGAGTATCTGAATCATACCACCTGAGATTGGGTGCAGTACCAGTGACCATGAGGGTGCCGTCTACAACGCAGTTCCCGTCTATCTGAGTATTCCCCTTCACATGCAAGGATGCGGAAGGTTCGACGCCGTCGCTGAGACCAATGGAAAGTTTGCCCGTTGTGGGGATTATCAAGTTGCCGTTAGAGCATGTGACGTTTTGGTTGCCATCGAGGAGGAGCGCGGGCGTTCCGTTACCGCTTCTTAAGTAAAGAGAATGCCCTGCGACGCTGGTGCCAAATAGGGTATATCCAAGGTCGTATCCACTAATCCATTCTGCATGTTGCCCCACGGCAGGAGAAGATAGGTAAATTCGACTCGACCCGGCATTCGTACCCATAAGGGTCATGCCGGGGTAGCCATCCGACCCCTGTTCGAGGACCAATGTTCTAGCCGTCCAGTCAGGCGACCTGTTAACCGACCCGGATTTAATGTGGAGAGAACCAGAGGGCTCCACTCCAGCTGCCAGACCGATACCGACGCGTGTTCCAGCAAACACGTGACCCTCCGTAACAAACGCCGAGCCACTTATGCCGCCGGATGCCGAAACGGCGCCGGCAACATCCAAGAGGTGAGTGGGCGACGAAGTTCCGATACCAAGTTTACCATCGCCCCTAAGCATCATGCGCTCAGTTAAAGTAGTAGAACCCGACGTCACAGTGTGAAACGATATTCTTCCCCCCTGTGAGGCTCCATCGGCCCACGATGCATCGTCTGCCTCGCCAAGGATCATAGCAGCATATCCAAAACTCGTATTATCCTCGGAACCTGCGAAACGAATCTCTCCTAAATTCTCCCCGTTAGGCAACGAAGCATCGCCATATTTGCGAAAGTCTAACTGCGCGCCATCGTTGATGCTTGTGTCTTCAGACCAAATAATGAGTTGAGGTATATCGGTTCCAGAAGTTGATCTGATTACTGCGTCACCCCTTACATCCAGTTCGACGGTGGGGACCGTCGTTCCAATACCGACGCGTGTTCCAGCAAACACATGGCCATCCGTAACAAACGATGAACCACTCACCCCGGCAGAGGCTGACATAATACCGTCGACAGTAACATTGCCTCCTGCGGGGTCTAAAGTAATGTTTCCATCAACAGTAAATGTAAGATTAGCCGCAGTACCGTCATCATCAACTGTTGTGATGGTGGTTGCGCCGGCGGTGGTGGTTTGAATCTGGAAGTAATCGCCACTATCGGCTGAGCTTTGAATCCTAAGATCGACATTGTTAGCGCCGTCCTCAACGTCAAGTTGGAGTCCATAGTTGAAGTCGCCGCCTTGTGCTGAGATCCTTGTGCCGGTGATGAGACTGCTGCCGTTTGTGCTACCTTGTGCATCAATACGCGCGCCGTATACATAGGCGGCGCCGGCGTCAGCAGCATGCGTAAGCGTCGGCGTGACAGTCAAACCATACATGGTGTTGGTGCCATTGGTGGCTGTGGTGTTATCCATGTCAACTTTGAGACCGTACATGGTGTTGTTTGATGTGGAAGCACCAGTTTTGTCAAAATCGATATCTACTCCGACTAGTGTGGTTGCAGTAGTATCTGAGTGGCTCTTGACCATTTTGAGAGAACCAGAACCATCGTATGTCATGCCACTGTTCCCAGCGAAAGAGCCATTCTGATTGAACTGTATATTAGTATCAGAGCCCGCGGCGTCGCCGGTCGCGATTCCAGTAAGATTGCTGCCATCGCCATGGAAAGTGGATCCCGAAACTTGACCGTCTGTTACGAAGGATGAGCCACTCAGTCCAGACGAAGCCGAAAGTGGGCCTTGAATGGCAACAGAGCCAGTAAATTGATGCAGATCAGTAGCGTCGTCGCCAAACTTGGAGGCACCACTAGCAGAAAGATAAGAAACCGTATGGTTTATGACATCATAGTTGTCGGATATAACCGTACCCGAAACATAGATAGACCCAGTAAAGAAGAGAGAGTCGCTGCCCGTTACATATGTAAAATTAGAAGAGCCGGTTTGTGCGGTCCCGCTACCATATTTATATTGTACTGCGCCAATAGGACCATCGGCGCCCTCGTCGGCGCTGCCGCTAACATACGCCCATCCTAAATACTTTCTAGCCATTTTATAGTGTCTCCAACTCTATTAAATAGTCCATCGTTGCTAGTACGGCTCAGGGATTATCATTCCCCGTGCTCCGATCTGCCATCATGAAGAATGAACCAATGGGTTCCTGTACTAATTACGCTTAAACTTTGAGGAGTAGTGCCCTCAATATCCACCTTAGCTTGATCTGATTCCAAATTCGGGCCTTGGAACGTGGTCGAAGTCCCGGAACTAGTAACACTCAAAACATCGTTGGCCCCCTGAGCATGACTCACAACATGATACATACGCCCTGTGACCCCGGATGGATTAGGGAGAGTAAACGCAGCATCGCCGTTGCCCGTATAATCAACCACATAATGAGTTTCGTCAACAGTAATACTTCCTGCTATTTGGGTATAGTTGCCGGCTTGAGATCCGCTTACTTCAAAAGTTGAGGCCGGAGTTGCACTGCCGATTCCCACCCTATCATTGGCGGCGTCAGTACGAAAAAGGTTAGCCTGATTTTCTCCTTTTACCTGAAGGTCAATATCTAGCGCTCCGTAATTAATCATCAACTTATCAGTAGAATCTTCTTGACATTTTAAGAATCCCCTCCCGCCAACATAAAGAACTATTTCATCCTCTGAGAATTGGATGTATGTATCGGCATCTCCGTTATGATAAATGTATTCGTCGACGCCGATGTTGCCTGCAACGTCAAGAGTGTAGTCGGGGGAATCTGTGCCGATGCCCACCCTGCCGGATCCGGTGACCGCCAAAACCGGACTCTGTGCCGAATCATGACAAATGAATATCATACTATCATCAGAAGAGGAAAGATGCATGAGAGACGTTGGGGTCCAGGCGAGGCCCGCATCGGGCCCAATACTAAAGAAACCATTGCTATCAATAGCAGCCTTTATTACGGCACCAATTCTGAAGTACATATCTTGACCAGCAACAGAGTTTAAACTGAGATCTCCCGCGGATCCAATTAAAAGGTTGTATTTCGCATGTCTGCCGGTGCCGTGATGATCTTGATTACTGTGCCCCAGAAACCCATATGTGGTGGACTGAGGCCATGCGCCCAGCTCTAAACGCCCCATTCTTACAATAGATGCAGATACAGGAACATCGAGAGCAAACGTAGAATCGGGTTGGGCGCCGATTCCAACCGTTGACGAGGATACCACTAGGGTAGCAGAGCCCCCAGTTACAACGCCGAAGGCATCTTCGCTCCAATCTAAAAATGTATTTCCCTGAGCATCATCTTCGTTGTAGATGTCGCCCCGATTGACTTTGCCTTTTGTATATTTATAAGCCATCTCACACTAAATAGAAACTACCAAACAAAAAGGGTGGGTACCCCGAAAGATACCCACCCTTAAAATTGTCTATTTCTAGAGCGACTCTAATATTAGAGGACTCTGAAAGTATTATCTGCAACCTTATACAACATCACAGCTGCATACGGCGATTCGAGACGAATCTCGGTTTCACCGTCAATATTATCAGCCGCGCCTACCGAGCAGGTAATCTTAGCGTAATTCGTATCAGACACACCACCGGCCATCTTCACGCGGACGACGTCACCATCGTCCAACGACGAGGCTGCCGGCAACGTGTATGTGCGGGCCGCACTAAGCGACGCGCTAGCATAGTTCGTACCTTCAACAAGATCACGATCTTGGTTACCAATAGCAGTAATGGTTCCAGCAGCAGCGAGGCTGATCTTACCATTAGCAGCGCTGAGGCCCGAGCCTACAACACCGGTAACAAAAGTAGCCCAAGAAAGATAATCAAAGGCATTGTTAGAACTATTCCAGACCAAGAACGGCCTGTCGCCATTCGGATCGACAACGAGTTCACTCACGGAACTAACCACGATCTTACCATTAATGCCAAGTTCGCCAGAACTGAGTTCAAGCAAGTCAGTGTCGCTAGCAATACCAATGTGTTGACCGTCGTCAATGATCAGCTCCTTACCAGCGAGCTGGCCAGAACCAGAGATGGTGCTCTCTGCAACAACAGCACCGGCAGTTGAAACGGTAAACTTCGAAGCATTAACATCGATGCCACCATCGAGGTCAGAAACACCAACGACAGTAAGCTTGCCACCGAGGTCAGCAGCACCATCAAGATCAAAAGTGGTTGCGCTTAACAGACCAGAACCAGAGATGTTTGTTGCACCAGCAATTGCACCGGCAGCGCTAATACCACCAGACTGAAGCGCCAACGAAGTGCCAGCCAGAGTGTCAAAAGTAGCAGCAGCACCGGAGACGGTGCTCTCTGCAACAACAGCACCGGCAGTTGAAACGGTGAACTTGGAACCATTAACATCAATGCCGCCGTCAAGGTCAGAAACACCAACGACAGTAAGCTTGCCACCGAGGTCAGCAGCACCATCAAGATCAAAAGTGGTTGCGCTTAACAGACCAGAACCAGAAATGCTAGTTGCACCAGCAATCGCATTAGCAGTTGTGATGCCGCCAGAGAAAACAGCACCAGCCTGAAAAGTAGGCACACCTTCAACATTTAAAGTACCATCGATGTCAGTGTCGCCGTCTGCAGCAACACTGAACTCAGCCATCGTGATTGTGCCAACCGTTAAGTCACCAGACGCATCGATTGTGGTTGCGCCGGCGATTGAGCCTGCGTTGGTGATGCCACCAGCTTGAACGTTAAGGGCCGTAGCCGTAATAGCGTCGAAGCTTCCTGCGGCACCTGAAACCGCACCTTCTGCGGTTACTGTGTCTTCGTACGTTGTAGCTCCTTCGAGATACGCAGTACCTAATTGGAATTTATAAGCCATATTTAAATCCTCCTATGTTATGGCAAAACGGGTGAAAAAATTATAAATCGGTTCGCGAACACTCATCGGAGGAGTAGTAAATTTTAATTATAGAAATCCACATCCGTTTCTACTACATATAGTATTCCTTTGACGAAATATCCCATATATTTTTATTAATAAATAAACCAATTAGTGCCGTTCGAATAAAGCAAAATAGAACCATAAGGAGATTCGATAGTTACGTCACTCGCTCCGTCAATAGTCTGAGAAGCAGAAGCCGCAACCGATATAGTATTGGAGACACTTGCAGCGCCCGACTCATCCTTAATAACCAACACTTGACCTTCGGAAAACGAGGTTGCATCCACTTCAATTTCTGTCGGAACAGCACTTACTCCCAAAATATAATCAGTTACCGAAGCCGTATAGACGGTTGACACAGTCGTACGATGATGAACGACGCCTCCCGATAGATGAGAGCCCCCCTTTACCGTAACAGTAGAACCATCATAGGTTAGGTTAGCTGATGCCCCGAAAGATCCATTATTATTAAACTGTATCTGAGTGTTGGCGCCATCGGGTGACGTCGTTCCGCCACCCCCAGTTGTTAAAACAACATTATTATCTGTGTCTAAGGATAAAAAACTGCCCGGACCGGCGATTGTTCCTGAAACTGGTTCTATATTAACTAATGACGCGGAAAGAGTTGTCATTTCCGCAACTGACCCAGTATAAGATCCGGTGAGAGTCGCCCCATTAAAAGTTAAATTAGCTGAGCCCCCAAACGAACCGGCATTATTGAACTGAATCTGCGTGGTGGCGCCACCAGGGGTTCCACCCCCTCCCGAGCCAGTTAGGCGTGTAAGCGCATAGTCCCCAACATAAATGAATGCATCCACATAAGCCGGATTTTCATCCGAATCAGTGGGAGGATCCTGTTGAAAAAAGATTCCGTTATAATAATCTAATACCCAGTCACGAGCATCAAGAGCGGGGATTTGAGTAATTCCGGAGGACGTATGATATACGAGAGCAGTATAGGCAGCACCAAAGGAAGGAGGGATAATCTGAAGGGTTCCGGTTGTTTCATTTAAAACCTGACCGTTAACATAGAAGCCGCTGCCAGCATTGGGATTGGATGATTTAGACTCATAGTCTGCTGGCAGGCTTAATGCAAATGCCTGATAGCGACCGTTCGAGTCTTTGGTGCCCGCCATTGGAGTAGCCACTAATGATACCATCTCAGCAACGCCCCCCAAAATAGTATAATATGAACTCGAAACAGGTGTAGGGGGCTCATACCCAAAGATAGTGCTCGCCCCCATACTGATGTTGGAACCAATACCCTCGTTCGAAACTCCCTTTGTATTAGAGGTTTGTGCCTTTCCTAAGACCTTTTTGAACGAAAGATTAAGTTTTGAAGTATCTGTCAATGCAGTGGACATTTAGCTACTCCCCCATGATATACTTAGGGCCGAGATATATCCAGTCCACGCTGCGTCAGCGACTATTTTTATAACTATGTTCTCATTTTGCTCAACAGTTTGTGTAACAAAAGTGCCTTCATGAGTGTCACTATTGATCTCTAGACCGCCTGCCGGTGGCGTACCCACATATGCCCCATCAAAATCGCCCAGCTGTGCTGGGTCACTGGCAGTGGCAGAACCTAAATCAAGCCATCCAGTGGCCTTTCCAGTGGATGTGGTAGGCAATTTAACAAATACATGTATGTTAGTGCTAGACAATGCGGTTGTCGCCGGGACAATACGCGTTGAGGAGTCACCCGTAAACGTAAGTTCAAAGTTAGTCTGAGAAGCTGCACCAGTATTAGTAAAGTAACGGAAAAGTGTACGAACACCTGAGATTCCCGAATAATCAACATTTGAACTTGGACCATTGGAGACGGCACTGAAGTCTCCGCTATTAGGTATATCACTATCAATTGGAGAATAGAGTCGCTGGTTGTAGTATAAAAGGCCATCATTAGTAAGCAAAGAGCTTGTCGAGTTCCATGCATTTGAAGAAGACGTTACGTCAGTTTGTGCAGCATAAGAAGACAGGCTTCCCGAGATCACACGATAATCTTCGCGCCTGAAGGTTTCACTAGTAGTGGTAGATGTGTTGGCTCTATTATATGCGAGAATACCACTGATCGACTGAGATCCTCCATTCGACAGATTAGACTTGAGAGGATGAGCAACATTGACGCCAGCCGCAATAGAACTATCTAAGATCGAAGTGGTATCAATCGTAAGGCTGCCCGTCAATTGCAAAATCTTCGTTTCGTCTTCGCTCCCCACGCTAATGCTAGGCATCGCCTGTGACGGAATGGAACCATTTGTAACAGTATAGGAAATGTTCGTCGAAGTATAGACATTTCTATACGCGTTCGACACATCAGTTCTGTACTGAGCAGTGCCGGCAGTGTGATACTTGACTCCGGATATACGTGTATCACCGCTCATGGACAAGGTATCCAGCGCGCTGTTTGAGGCGGCCAGAGCATTACTATTAGAATCGTTAACCCAGGCAACAAAGTTAGTAGTGCGATCAAAGGTTGAAGAAGTATGAACCACACGCAAGTAGTTCCACCCTTCCCGCTGATCAGCTGCTACAACCTTGTATTTACCCGTACGATGTTGAAACAGATCCAATTCCGTTCCATCTGTAAACTCTGCTGACCCGGTTTGACTGAGATCATAAAAACCGGACCCATTGCCGTTTAGCTGAGTTCCAGTTCCAGAGCCGGGGACGCCGGTGCCGACTGCAGGGTCGGTCATGGAGGCAGTATGAAGCGTAGAACCGTTAACCTCTAATACTAAATTTCCAAGGTCAGCATCGCCAAATGAATTAGCTGGGTAGTTTACACCATCTGCAGAGACATCCTCGTTGAGGTCTCCGTTTATTACAGTACTACCATTGAAGGTGCCGCGTCGCAGGTTGTTGCTACTTGTAGAGGTGGAATACGTTCCGTTAATGTCAACGGCCGAGAAGCCGGCATCCGTGCCTACGTTGGTATAACCACTAATGGACTGTGAAGACCCAAAGGAAAGTTCCGCCGACGCGCCACTATCATTGCAATCAATGTCATCTAGATTAGGAGCGGGGCCTGGGGATAGAGCCTTTAAGATTTCATTGAATCGATCGACGGCTGTGCCGACTGGAGTGGTTACCGCAAAATCAGTAAAGAGACCATCCGCATAAGAACTATCCTCGGCAGCTCCGATAGTTAAACCGGTCAATGCGTCGCCGCCGCCATGATAAGAGCTGGCTGACACTGTACTAGAAGCCGTGATCCGGCCTGTTACGTTAAAGACAGATCCATCAAAAGCTAGGCCGGCGTTCGATATAACATCGTTGCTGTTCATGTATAAAATTTGATTATTGGAAAAATCAGAACCCAGTAGTTCCATGCTATTAAAAGCCGCCGTATCGCCGTCAACCGCCGCGGAGCTTGATATAGCCCCACTGACTGTAAGCGTGCTCCCAAGAATGGCTGCGCCGACGACCTCCAAAGTGCTAGAACCAGACATCGTTCCTACTACGCCGAAGTTGCTGCCATCAAAGGTGAGGCCCGCATTTGACGTAACGTCGTTGCTGGACATATATAAAATACGATTCGTTGCAAAGTCTCCCCCCATTAATTCCATGCTATCGAATGCCGCAGAACTCGCATCGACACTACTAGCACCGGATATGGCCCCACTCACCGTTAAGGTGCTTCCTAACGTAGCGGCACCCACGACTTGCAACGTGCTAGAGCCCGACACTGTTCCCACCACAGCGAAGTTGCTGCCATCGAAAGTAAGGTTACTAGAGCCACCAAATGCGCCGGCGTTATTAAACTGTATCTGAGTGTTGGCGCCTCCGGGGCTTGTGGTTGCCCCGTCGCCTGGAGACAAGACAACGTTGTTGTTTACATCTAGTGACAAGTAGCTGCCCGGGCCCGCAAGAGTGCCACTAGCCACGCTTAGGTTTACTGCTGAAGCTGACAGGGTTGACACCTCTGCGAGAGAGCCAGTATAAGATCCCGTCAGCGTTGTGCCGTTAAAAGTTAAATTAGCAGAGCCGGCAAATGCACCCGCACTATTGTACTGCAACTGAGTTGTAGCGCCGGCGGCTGATGTGGTGATGCCACTCAGATTAGAGCCGTCGCCATAAAATGCAGAAGCCGAGATATTAACCGAGGCCGACATAGAACCGCTTACTGAAACTTCGTGATCAGGTGCGGACGTACCTCCGATGGCCAGACTACTCGTTACATAAGCCTGACTTCCATTAATAGTGGTGAAGATGCCTCCGACGCCACCCCCAGTCGAGGAGGTTACAATAAAGTTATTATTTGCATCCAAAGCTAGATAACTGCCGGGGCCTCCCATCGAGCCCGAAGTCGGTACCAGATTCATTAAAGATGCCGAAAGTGTTGTCAGTTCTCCAACCGACCCAGTATAGGACCCTGTGAGAGTGGTACCATTAAAAGTAAGATTAGAAGATCCGGCAAAAGAGCCTGCGCTGTTAAACTGTATCTGCGTGGTGGCGCCGGCAGGCGAAGTTGTGATGCCGCTTAAATTTGATCCATCGCCGTAAAATGCAGAAGCCGATATATTCACCGATGCCGACACAGATCCGCTTACTGAAACCTGATGATCTGGGGCTGACGTACCTCCGATGGCTAAGCTGCTCGTTACATATGCTTGACTCCCATTAATGGTGGTGAAGATGCCATCGCCACCAACACTGGCTGCCGAGGAGGTGACAATAAAATTGTTGTTGGCATCAAGGGCTAGGTAGCTTGCGGGGCCACCCATGGAGCCCGAAGTTGGAACTAGGTTAAAAGCAGACGCCGACAAGATACCGGTTTGAACGCCCACAGAGGATGAAACAGTGCCCGAAACATTCAGGGCGCTGCTTCCTGTTAAAAACACCACATTAGCACTGCCACTAAAACTACCGGCACCAACTTGAAACTGCAGCGAGCCAGTTGGGCCCACAGCATTTTGCCCCGAAGCAGCGATTGTCAGGCTGCCACCAGCACCCCCATCGGTTAGGGTGATTCCCGTCCCGGCAGCGAGCTTTCGTTCATTAGGAAGCTGTGTATCGTTGGTAACAGTTATATAGGTCGCTGCCAGAGGCGGGTAAGGAGCAGCACGGGGAGCGGGGGCCGTGCCCTCTCCCGCCACAGTGGCGCGCTCCGTTGGTCGAGTAAGCGCAGGGGTCACCCTAAAGGCACCCTCTCTGGCACGAACGCACTCGGCACTTATCTGAAACTTATGTTCTACCTGGCCAAAATAGAAACGCGTATCATTATAGGTTCGAACAATCTCATAAAACAAATCGCCGTACTGCACAAAATCGCCGACACGGACATACAAGTCCTGATCTTCTACTAGGCGCCGACGATTAAAATTAACTGTGAGTTTTGTTTGGTACTCATAACCATAACGATCGTTATTTTGTTCGTTTTCAACTTCAACAAATGCATATACGCGAATAGGGGGCAGAGAAACCTTTTCAACTGCCTCACCATATGTATCGTTAAAATTAGAATCTTTTATGCTTATGGGATAATAAGCAATAGGTTGCCCAATTACTCGTTCTGCAAGCTCATCATTGATTTGCTTAACAAGGTTGCGCTCTTTCTCTCCAAAGAACATTGGAGCCGGTGGCGCTGCGGGTCTTTCCCACTTATTTTTTGGGTTTGCCATTCATTCGATCTCCGTCATTCATCCCGAGTAAGCTGACGCTTAACTCGAAATGATCCTTGGCGTGCACGAATGCATTCAGCACTCACCTGAAACTTGTGTTCCACTTGACCAAAATAGAACCTAGTATCATTATAGGTTTTAACTATTTCGTAAAAAAGATCACCATATTGAATAAAGTCCCCCACGCGTACATAAAGGTCTTGATCATCAACAAGCCTTTTGCGATTAAAATTTACTGTGAGCTTTGATTGATACTCATAGCCATATCGCTCATTAGTTTGTTCACTGTCGACAATGACATATGCAAAAACGCGAATCGGTGGTAATGTAACCTTATCAATGGCCTCACCATATGTGGTGTTGAATTGTGTGTCTTTGACACTGATCGAATAATATGCAACAGGCTGTCCCACCACCCTCTCGGATAGTTCATCATTAACTTGTTTTACCAAGTCGCGCTCTTTTTTACCAAAGAAAAGAGGAGGCGGAGGTGCATCTGGCTGGTCCCATTTATTTTTTGGATTTGCCACTCACGTACCCTCCGATAAAAGGATTTAGTATATCCTCCTTAGCCTACCACTGCGTGTATAGACCCTGACCAATTAGATCCGGATGGTGATAAAGACGGATTATTAATGTAAGTCATGTCAATACCGGTCAGCCCCGCCATCACATCGACCAAGGTGCCGCCAGAAAGATATAGCTCGGTTACTTTAACCTTATAAATCTGACTTTCATCGGCGTCAAGAAGGATATAGTTATTCCCAACTACACCATTGGACGAAAAGCCAACCCTACAGTCAGCGGTACTGCCTATGTTGCTCACTATAACCCACTGAGTCACAGAGGGAAAACTTATTTTTATCGGTCCATGAACCGCGTTGATACCGCCGCTGACAAAAGGAATGCCAGACGATTGATACGCCGCCACACTTCCTAGTCCTGGTTTATAATTATAAGTCGCCATAGTTTTATCTCCGTCTAATAAATAGCACAGTATAAACTGTTTTATCTAAACAATTTGTTATCCTTTTTTCTTTGAAGCTTTTGCGCTTCGCGTTTTGCTTTCTCTCTTTTCATTTTCCTGCGCACCGAGGGCTTAATAAAATGATCCGTGCGCGCTCTATAAGTTTCAATAACTTTAGCTTTTTTGCACTTTTTAATGAATCGCCTTATCAGTCTTTCTGACGTTTCGCCTCGTCGCAAATCTACTCTGATGTTTGTGGCCACACTGCACCTACTTTCCTTCTTTTACGTCGCTCATGTGAGCATTCCAGTTTCTACCAACTGACCCAAATAGCTTGCCTATATCAACGCCCGGATCAGTGGGTGCTTGACCCGCAAGGGGAGCTGCCATTTGTTGTGGTGATGTTTCGGATGCCGCGGGCATCGTTCCCTCAAAAAGGTCGACACCATTATAGGCGCTGGTTCCGATTGCTGACATAAGCTTGTTTTTGTGCTCTTGTAATTTCGTTTTTTGTTGGTTGTTAAACGCATTCTCAGTCATACGCGTGGCCACTGGGTCCGTCGCGACCGGGGCGGCGGTTTCGGTAACCGGATCAGCTATTCCACGCGCCACCTCTCTAACTATCCCCGACAAAACCCCATCTTCAAGAATGGCCTCTTTGACACACTCTTTTATAAGGGGCTTCAGGATATTCTTTAGTTCTGCTTTTTTCATTTAAACCTCGTATTATTCTAAAATACTATCGATCAAAGATATGATTCGATTATTTTTAAGTACTTCCTTATCTCTCAGCTTGCCTTCCTGCAGGGCCATAAATGCATTTGGCGTCGAAGGTTCTGACACAATGTCAAAACAAATTAACTGAAAATCATCTTCAACGATTGTCTTACCCATTTGCTCACGAACCGACCCCATTCCTCGCGACGAGATGCCAGTCTTAACTCCACACTCCACCAAAGATCGTAGAATCTGTCCCGAAGGGGTATTAAGAACCTTAATCTTTCCCATCACTGCGGGGCCTTCCATCCATACCTCGGTAACCATATGTGACACATTGGCAAGATTGATAATCGAAGAGTCCGGGTGGTCTAGTTCTCCCAAAGCACGGTTGTCTTCAACCATTGCTGCGTACTTCGTAACTTCGCGTTCCATAATAGCATGCGGATAGATACGACCATTGCCGTTCTGAACGTCCGACTCTTGTAACTTGCCCGTAAGCATCATGCCGCCCTCTTTTACAAATTTCTTTTCGGCTTCCGTCAGCAGGTCCTGACAGACACCACCTTCGCATAGTTCATAAAATTCTCGTAGTAGCTGTGCCATTGTTTATTCCTCGAAGCGGCTTACAGGAACCATCTCTGCCAGATCATTTAGCGTGGTCTGTATATTCTCGACCGAATTATTTATCTTGCGAAGTTCGGTCCAGATATCCACCCCCGCATCGATGTTGCTCGGTATAGCTCGGACAGGCTTTGAGGCACGGGCGAGGCTCTCGTTTATTGCGTCCACGGATGACTGGATCAATTCTATAGAGTCCGTCATGCCGCGTACCAAGTGTGGAGATGCTGCATCAAGTTTATGATCCAAATACGGAGTATCTAAATAGGGTGTGTGCCTCATCGGATGGTCGGGGTGCCCTTTCAGCGGTTTGCCGCGGCGGGCCTCTTCCAACGGGACTTCGTCTTCCGGGTCGGGGCCCATGGCCTGGTCAATAGCATCGCGTGCGGCAGCCATACCTGCGCCAAAAGCTTCTTCAGGTGAAAGTTGGCTGATGTCGTCAACGTGCACTTCCATACCGGGAGCACTAATATCAATTGCTTCGTCCCCTTCTTCGGCGTGAGGGCAGCCCTCCTCCAGCTCTTCGTCGTGATCTACTGTCTCGTGCAAGAAGTACCTGGGGTCTATTCTTTTTACATTTTTTCTGCGTGCCATTGTTTTAATTCCCTTAAAGTTTAACGTGGGGCCTTTCGGCCCCACCTAAAGTATGCTACCTGAGCAGCACCTACGAACTGGTTGGATCATCCATTTTGTCATGATTCTCACCTCCTTTATGGACCACTCGGATCCCGTAATCCTCTACCAACATACTCAAAAAGTATGAGGTTCCAGCACTAATGCAACCGCACATAAACGCCGTCATGGGCTGATTGCTAAAACTAAATAGTTCTGTATAGGGACTTATGCCCCACAGAAACACGCCAACCCAAAATCCCATGCACAAATGGCAGTGGAATAAACGGCCAAAGCCGCCCATTGATTTACAGGGTGGCCGGATCTTATTAAAAATGTGTCCGTGTATAATAATAAATGTCATGCCGTATGCGGCAAGTATAAAATGTAGTAATTCCATTAATCCTTCTTTCTTATTTAAAGTAACCGGTGCTTCCGAGGATCATGTGGTAATTTAGATCGACTGCGGTTGGGCTCGCAGGCTCCAAGTTTTTTGGCACCTCGGCATCTGCGGGATAAGCTGTTACGTACCCGGTATCGGGAAAAACAAAAAATACATAATCTGTTTTCCAAGATTTGGAAGAATCCGTGCCTTCTTTTTTATCCTTTTTTTGAATCCTAGACCCAAGGATGCCCCA